CGGGATCGTTTTGCAACGCACGCCAGAAGTTAGCCACCATGCAGTCGAGGTCATTTACCGTCTCGATACCTGCCTCTGTTGGCCGTCCGAGCAATACCGCGCCACTTCCAAAGAACGGCTCGATGTAATTCTGCACGTGGCCGAAACGTTCCCAAACAAGAGGGGCAACCTTCGATTTTCCACTAAACCATGGAAACGGTGCTCTCAAATCAGTCATTTCGCTCCAGGGGAGTTAAGTATGTAATTCCCCTTGTTAGGTGGTCTGCGGCACGGCTTTCGCAATGCGCGCGCGGCTCACGTTGTCGGGGCTCGGCCCAATGCCGAGGATGGTGTTATAGGCCGTGCCGGCGGCAATCACGCCGGGCGGGTCATAGCTCGATCGCGCGAACTCGCCAGCCCACAGGTCCATGTTCTCCCACTTCGGATGCGGGTCGGTGTGCTTGGCGCTCGGCAGGTTGATGAACACCATTGCATCCTCGCCGGCGCAGTAGGTCGAGATGGCGGTAAGTCCCGATCCCTGCCAGTTAGCCGTGGTCGTCTGGTTGGTCGAACGCAGCCAACGTGTGCCGGCGAGCTCGAGTACTTTGATTTCGCCATCGTCGTCGTCGTCCATCAGCTCCTCGAGTTTGAGCTGGCCCTCGGGGGTGTGCTTCAGGATGTCGACAACCGAATTGTTGGTGTTGTCGAGCGCGAACACATCGCCGACAAAGAAGGGATGGATCGAGCCGTAGAAATAGCCGGTCTGCATCGGCGCCACATTCTGGCCGAAGAGCGAGGGCGGCATCTGCTCGATGATCTGCTTGGTGAAGGCATAGAGCGGCCCCACGGTTGAATCCTGGTTCGATGTGTTGGTGTCCAGGGTGCGCAGATAGTCGAGGTTGATCATGATCAGCGTGTCAATCGTCTGTGCCAGCCGATAGGCCATCATGCGGCGATAGTTCATCAAGTCATCCGAGATGGATGTCATGAAGGTCAAATCGCTGAAGTTTGTATAGTCGGCCCACTGGCCCATCACGATATCGCGGAAGTTGCAGACGATGGTGATCGGGTTACCGATTGTGCCCTGTGTCTGTTGCGTCAGGTTCGGACCGATCGGCGGGGTAAGCATGAAGTTACGGAAAGTCAGACCGCTCTTTTCCGGCATCGTCATGCGCGTGCATAGTTGCAATTTATTCAGCTTCTTCGCGAGAAACTTCATAAACGCTTTGTTGTAGTGCACGGTTAGCCCAGCCTGCGGCATGTTGCCGGTCTGCATTGCGGCCGGCGACGCGCCGTCGCCACAGACCGCGCCGGTGGCGTAAGCCGCTGCCTCGCGCAGCGACATAGCCGAGGCGGTGTAGCTGGCCATTCCCAGCACCAACAGCACCCAGCCCACGGCCAGAGTCAAGCGCACGCCTGGAAGCAGAATCCCGCGTACCAGCGCGCACGCTGCCACATTCACGCTATTCAAATCGAGCGTGCGTGGCCCTTTCATTCTTTGAGTATGTTTCACTGCTTCTGCTCCCGGCCGCTACGCGCGCGCCTGGCGGGGCGGATAGTGATAATTTGCCGCTTCGATGTAGTCCTTGTCGCGCGCACGCAGCAAGCGATCGGACTCTTTGAGCGGCATCTTATCGAATTCCTCCCGCGTCCACTTGGGTTTCCATTGAGGCAATTGCGTCGAGCCGGTCCGGTTGATCCGGTGGCTGGTTGCAAAAGCCGCGTCGGTCTGCCGAGTACGGGAGTCCGGATTTTGGGCCGGGAGCACTGGTAGAGCTGGGGGTTGGATGCCGTCGGGGAGATCTTCCTCCGTTAAGAGGTATCCCCCTTGCTTCAATTCCTGAAAACACTTCTCCAGGATCTCCGCGGTGATGAGCCGGATGTTCCCTGTCCGGCTCCGCGCGTTGTCGAAAATTAGCTTTTTATTGTAAGGAACATCCTTTAACTCCGGATGTGTCGCGGCCCACGCGATCGCAGTCGCTTCAAAGCCCCTGGCGGCGATCTGCTCGGTATCGATGCCGGTCGCATTTTCGAAAAGTTTCACGATCGCGCCCGGCGCCTTTGCCGGATTGGTCAGTTCGCTGGTCGCCAGCATCTGCTCGTCGGCCGTCAGCGTGAGCCGGCGGGTGGGGGCAGGTTTAATCGGCGCGGGAGTCGGCCCTGCAGGCTGCCTGGCGGGACTGGCAAGATGCGCGCGCGCGTGCATGCTGGTCTTTTCGATTTTCCCGTAAACCTCATCCGGCGTCTTGCCATAAGTTCTCACCGCCTGCGAGCCGTCTTCGAGGTCCGTCACACGGCAATAGCGGCCGTCGTCGAGCGGCTTCGCTTCGTCGCTCGGCTGCTCCGCGCCTTTCTTGCCCGTGAGCCAGTAGGCTTTCACTGCGTCTGCCTCTTCTTCTTCGGCGTGAGCTTTTGCAGCTCCGCCTGGATCATTCCACTTTCACTGTCGAGGATCTGCCTGTAGATGGCCATGTACGCCCAGCCGGCGGCGATTTTGTCCGCATTTCTGAGCGGATCCTGCTGGGACACGAGTGTAGCCGCCTTCTCCGCCTCGGCGCAAGTCCTTTTGCGCAGCCGGCACAGTACTTCCCAGCCCGGCTCCTGGATCAGTTTCCGGAGCGCATTGCGATCGGCGTCATTGAGAGCCCGCAAGGGATCGAACGGATCCGTCGACAATTCGGCTTCGGCTGTCTCGGGCTCGCCCTCTTCCATCACATCGCGGGCGAGCTGCTCCATCTCGGCATTCAGCGGCACGCCGGCGAGGAAGTTTTCTAGCGTCGGCTTTCGATCGGCGACTTCTTCTTCGTCTGCCATCTATAACGGGCCTCTGTAAAAGCTGAGATGTAAGTGAGAAATCACGCCGCCCATGACGCTCGGTACCCTTCGAGTCGCACTCCAATGCAACTGATATGCTGTGTTTCGCAGCCAAAACCCCACCTGATTTCGGCCCAGCGAGATTCCGGCAAAGCTAATCCCGATACCAAGGCTCCCCACTTCCTTCCAGGTTCTAAGCATCGATTCCCCTTTCTACTCCGCCAGCGCGTCGGGCACGCCGCCCTTCAAAAATCCCTCGTCCTGATTGCGCTCGACCAGGCCCTCGGCGCGTTCCAAGGGTATCGCGCCAGCCATGTGCTCCGCCGCAATCTCGGTAATCTTGTTGGTTTGATCCACCTGGCCCTGCGCCTGGATCGCCTGCTGTTTGTTCTGTCCGCGCTTGTCTTCCACCTGGAGCTGGCCCTGCACCTTTTGCGCGCCCGGCGAATTTTGTTTGTAGCTCTGCATCTCCTGCGGCGTCATGTCGCGATAGATGTTATCGGCGTTGCCGTCGAGCTCGCTCATACGGATGAACAGATCCTCGATCGAAGTAAAGTCGATGGTCCGGCCGGTCTGGTGCAGCGCATCAAGCGCCTGCGGTTGCTGGATGATCTGCAGCAAGAATGGAATGAGCTGCTGAATTGCCTGGCGCGCCATCATGCGCTGGCCGGCGAGCACGTTCACGGTGAACTCAGCGGCGAAGATCTTCTCGACGTTCAGCTCGCCCTTGGGTCCGATCAGCGCATCGGAGTACTTCTTTTTGAGAATCCTGCGCACTTCGGCCGGCGGCATCTTCAGTCGCACGACGTCAATCAAAAAATAGATGAACCGCTCGAGCGCATTCGCCTGCCAGCGCACCGGCCCGGCGACATTCTCATCGGCCTTGCCGCCCACGCGATTGACGCCCGCGGCGGTCCGCATGGCCGAGCTGCCAGGGCCGCCGAGGTTGCCTTGCATCGTGGTCGCGTTCGCGCCCACCAGATCCTGGCCGCCCTGCTTCGCTTCCTGGTAAACCGTCCACGCCTCTTTCGGGATCGCCGGCTTTTCGATGTAGCCCACAGCATCGCGCACGTGTTCGCCCGGCGCGGTATCGACCTGGAGGAAGGTCGCCAAGCCCGCAATGACGTTCTGCGTCGGGGCATTCATGCCGCGGCGGATGAGGAGCGGGGTGTTAAACCACATCCCGATCATCTTCAAAACTTCATTGAGGACGCCCTGCTCCATGCGCTGGTCGCCGGAGTTGAGCCGGCCGATCCCCATGCCGTAACCCATATTCGGGATGTTCCACCAGTTCATGGTGTAGTGGAGCGCGTGATCGCCCATGTCGTGTTCTTCGTTCCGGATCACGATGTAGCGGCCTTCGACGCACCACACCACGGTCACGCGCTCGGCGTCCCACATTGAAATCAAGGCATAGGGCTTTTTGAACGGGTCCGCGCTCATCTGGCGCTGCTCGCCTTCGGCGTGCGCGACAACGCTCGATTGATTCGTGAACTGATCGGCGGTCATCGACGCCGGTGCCGCGTCGCCTTGCGGCCGATCGAGGAAAAACTTTTCGAGCTCCTCGCGGCTGGGAATGTTCTTGTAGCACGAGAGCTTCGAGAGCTGCTGCAGGCCTTGGAAATCAACCGTCTCGTAATCGATCACATAACGTGCGCTCTCTTCGGGAGCATTCGGCGTGCGCCAGTCCGGATCGAATAGCGCGGTGCCGAGGCGCATGTACTCGATGAAGGGCCAGGTCTCTTCGATCTCCTCGGGCACAATTTTGAAGTCGTCGCTCTCCTCGGTCGGCACGGATTCGGTTCCACCGAGCGGGAGCTTCACTTCCGCCTCCGGTTTTTGCCGCTTACGGATTTTCTTGATGACCTTCTTCGTTTCGACGCCGGGGCGGAGAATGCCGGTTCCATAGAGCGCCGCCGACTCGTTCGCCAGGCTGAAGTGGTACTCGGCTTTTGCGCGCTTCATCAGCACCCAAAGCAGATGCGTCCAGGCCTGCATCTGGAGCTCGGTCGAATCGCCCTCCGGCTGCAGCACGAACGGTTTTTGATTGCCCCATACGCCGTTGTGGACCTGGCCCGCCATGGTGACGGTGTTCTTCGCAACCAGGAAACGTGAGATCCGAACCGGCCGGCCGTCCGCCACGCGCACCCACCGGTCATTCACCGGCGACTGGTAGAGAATATCCGCAGCCTGCCACTCCAGCAGCCACGAATTTTGTTCGAGGTAGGCTTTCGCTTTTTCGTAATTTGAAACTACGATCGAAGCCGCCGCGTCGTCGACGAACGCCGGCGCCTTAACTCCGCCCTCGCTGGTTGTGACTTGGCTGGGCTGAATGTCCGGATTGATATCCGCGGCGAGAGTGAGAACGTCAGCCATTGGCGTGAGTTCTCCGTTTGGTTCTGATAGCGCGCATCGAATCGCGCAAAGCATTGCTTATTGGCAGCAAGCTATCTGTGGCGTATGCCTCGAAAGCACGCTGCGTGAAGTGGAGGAGCACCGCGGCCATCTCGCCCGGGAAACGAGTCTTCAAGGCGTCAAAGACCGCTTTCTGTGGGTCCGGCGCTCTCATGTACAAGCGCATGCTGCCGGGCGTCAGACCTAGCCGTAGGAGTGGCGTGTCGAGATCCATGTAATCAGCCATCGAGACCTCCGGGCAGCGGTGGCAGCCCATTTGAAGTGACTGCCGATTCCATGGCCATCATACTCGCCTGCGCGATTTGCTTCGCCTGCTCATCGATGAGCGGCACGCCCTGCTGTTCGAAGATCTGGTTCCACTGCTGCTCCTCGCGGAGCTGCTGCTGCCAGAGGATCTCTTCCTCGGTCATTTGCGCGCGGATGAGCGAGATGTGCGAATTCTCGGCGATCCGGCGTATCGCGTCGATGATCCCATTCTGGCCGATCATGCCGAAACGGGTAAATTGCCGGTGGCACTCCTTCATGTTGGTCATGCCCTGCGACATCAAAAGCCGCCCTGCTTTCATAACCGGTTCGAGGTTCAAAATCGCCTGCGCCCGCACATGGTCGTCTTCTTCGAAAGGAACCCACTCGACCCGCGTCGAGACGTTGCGGCGAAGCATTTCGGTGCGGATGATCGAACCCATGTACTCTGAGCCCGGCATCTCTTCGATGATCAGCGCGTCGGGTTCGTGGAGCTTCAGCGTCTTCACGATCTTTTCGCCGAGTCCGCTTGGCGCATAACTGCGTTGCCAGGTGTCGAGCACGAAAACTTTGCCGCCGACGATCCGGGCCGCTGCGCCTTCCGCCTGGTCAACCATGTACGGCTTGCCGCCGTACGGCAGGCGCCAGCAAACGTAAGTGCCGTCGCCGATCGCGGGGATCTTGTCGACGGGATAGAGCGAAGCCTGCCACATCTTTTCCGGAAACGGGGATAGAGATGCGGTCAAAGGATCATTTTGCTGTTGACAGAGATAGGTGTAAAAATCTGCGTAAAAAAGATCCCGCAAGGAATCGTAATCCATCCCGGGTAGCTCGGCGAAATTGCAGATCACATCGTCTTCGAGCGGGAATTCGCCGGGGACCAAAGGGGCTCCACTAATGACCGTGATCGATCCACGGATGAGCGTTTTCCACTTCTTGGGATTCATCGTTTCGAGCTCGTGACCATATAAATCTTCGGGGCTATAGCGGGTACCACGGATGTTGAGAAAGCCGCCCATGCGAAGTGTGTTTTTGTTTGTGGTGTGCATGTTGATAAGTGCCTCGCGGGATTCAGGACTCGCGTGCTTGCCCGAATTGATGGCATCCACCACATCATCGCAGTTCAAGAGAAAGGGATGCCAACCAGCCTGCGCTGTCTTCGGCGAAGTGTAACCGATGGAGGGATCAATCGACGGGTCGCGCCTGGTCGAGCAGTCGTAGCAATCCTCTCGTTTGCGCTTGTTGAAGCCGATTTCCGGATACAACCGACCAAGTATTCCGCGACCAAAGTGCTGAACCGTCACTTCCATCATGCCGGCGGCGAGCGGCTGCGTGGCCGTCTCATAGAGCGCAGTGAGCCTTTCTGAGTGGGCCGCGAACCATTGCGCGGTGTCGACTAGGCCGAGGGTGGTTTTGAAACTTCCGCGGGGATCCAAGTGCATGCGAAAGTGGATCGGATCCTGCTCCTCGATCGGGAGGGATCGGTTTTTCGGAAAGAAGAGGTCGACAGCCGGGCCGTGCAATTTGCGGTTGAACTGATTGAAGCCCATCGCCGCGGCTGCGAAAAAATGATCCGTCTCGAAACGGAAGCGCATCTCTTCGCGATAAGCGGGGTCTGTGTCCAGCCGGGCTGAGTCGACGATCGCCTCGATCATTTGAATAATTCGAGCTGAGGTGTGGGCTCTGCCTTCCTTGCCGCCTGAATCGGGTGAGGATGGTCATTCATGCAGCGGCCCAAGCGCCCATCAAAGACAGCATGCGGCGTGTTCTTGTTGCATGTGGGGCAATAGGCTTCTGCTTGCGTGGTGTTTTTGGTGAAGTGATGCGGCATGGCTAGCCTACATCCCTGGCTCGCCGCCGCCAGGTGCTGGAGCTGCTCCACCGGCTGCTGGAGCGCCTTCGCCTGGCTCGGCCTCGCCTGATCCTGCGCCCTGGCCCATCGCCTCCTGGAGCGCGCCTGTGGTGGCTTCGCCGGCGTCTTCTGGGTTGCTGTGGACTCCGGCGACGCGCTCGGGCTCGGCGTGGTGGTCGGTGGGGTTGGTTTTGTACTGGTGGTGCATGACCGATTCGCCAGTTGGCTTGCCGTGCTTGTCGCGCACGACTTCATGGATGACGCGGTGCAGGTGCTTTTTCGCTGCCTTCGGCTTCGTCTCTTTTTCTTCAGCCATCACCGCTCCTCGATTGTTGCCGGTCTCTCCCGGCCGTCACCGCTGTGCCATTGTGGGATTCGCGGTTGCTCGCCTTGTAACCGATGGCCTCGGCGGTGCGCATTACCTGAATAGTTCGCACCGAAACGGAACCTCTTGCCAGGAACCAGGGTTTCAACCTCGTTAGCCGCAGGTGAGATTCTGCGTGTTGATGGTTGTCGGCGTGCCGCTGGCGGCGCCGCTCGATGTGATCGAAGCGCAGAATTGCACCACCGGATCGCTGGTGGTGTTCGAAAATCCGGTGAGCACATTCGAAATCGCGACCGTGGCAACCAGGCTGCCGTTGATGAAGAAGCCGATCGTGCCTTCGAGCTTGCCTGAAACTGAATCGAAAATAAATTTGCCGTTAGCCCAAAATGGCGCGCTGGCGGTGTTCTGGGCGATGGCCCCGCTCGATCCCATCAGGTTCCCCGACACGATAGCCGTGCCTTCGTAGACCTTGAGGGTGATGTTTCCGTTGGCGGTGGTCTTGATGTAGCCGGACCATTCGAATTCCCACGGGATCTGTTCGAGATTGGTATTCGGCGGGATGGCGCAGGAAAGAGCGAGAGCGGTGTTGGCGGGGTTGGTGAGCAGCGTTTCCGCCGTTGACGTGATCGATTGCAGCGCCGGAATCGGCCCTGGACCTTCTCCCTGCACGCTCTGCGCAATTGTGTTCTGGACATTGGGCAGATTCGAGGCGGGGCCAAACGGCCTTTGATGAAGAGACATGGGGGAGGGCTCCTTTTTGGCGGATGACGCTCGCGGACAAGTCTAACTCACTCCGCCGCTTTTTGGTCAACAGCTTTTTCCGGAAGTAACTCATGAGCCGAAATCAGCAGTTGCCGCCAGGCTCCCGTGAGCTTGTCGAGGCCGATCACTTCGTCGAGTTCCTTTTCGGGCAGTGTGCTCATGTCCGGTTCTCCTGCTTTGAAGAGCGCGGACTGGCCGAGAATGACCTTGCGCCGCTCCTCCAGCCGGGCTACAGCCGCGCCGAGAGCTTTGGCGAGGCTTCGGGCCAGGGCGCGCAGGGTGAGGCCGTGCGTGGCCTTCATGAAGCTCTGGAGCGTGGTGTCGTCCTGGTTCGCCTTCCACTGGCGCCACTGGCGAAACTCGGCCCACTCCTCCGGCGTCGAGGGGTGGTAGCAGTGCGGGCATTTGCCGGCGGTCATCACCGCAACGCGGAACCTGCGCAGCGCGTTCACGCATTCTGTCTTGCGGCAGGTGTTGCTCCGCCGCTTGGCGCTGTCATTGGGAATCGGATCTTGGCAGATCTGGCAAAAGAGAGCTGCCGGGACCGGCGCGGTGTCCTTCACTTCACACCGGCTTTCTTCCGCGCGTCGATCTCCGCTTTGTTGGCTTCCAACTGCGCCAGGGCATCCTTGGTCCAGTACCACATCTCGCGCAGCTCCTCAAGTTCCCAGAGCTGCTCGCGAAGGAGCCGTTCGCATACTGCGAGCAGCTCGCGCGTGAAGTCGATCCGCTGTTCCGGCGTCATCGCGCGGATGTCCGGCACAGTCTTCGGTGCGCTCATTGATTCCCCTTTCCTCTCATATTTGCTCGAATTTCCATTCGATCCATCGCCGCTGCAACTCGGCCTTTGCTTCCGGCGTTTGGAGGTTGCTGAAGCACCCGGTTGTCAGTTTCGAGAATGCCTCGGCGTCGTCGAAGTCTCCCCAAAAGTTGCCATGCATGCGCCCATTGCAACAGAAAGCCGCCGCTATTTCCGCGCAGATGAGGCAGGTTTTTGAATTCCAGTGCGAGCCTTCGGTGAATCCACTGGCTAGTTCGTAGCGCGCGCCCTTGGGGATTTTGCAGCCACACTCGATGCACTCCCATTCTCGGCGGGCGCGAACAATCACACACCTGTAACCTGTCGTGTCGAAATCGAAATTGCCGCCGACGCACACGCCGCAGTCGCTCATAAGGCCTCAATGATCACCCGCATTTCAGGGCCGGTTTGCCGCTCTTTTCCTTCGTCGTGGATCTCGACGATGAGCCGTTTCACCCATGCGTCGGAGAGCACATCTCCCTTGCTGTTGCGAAACAGGCAGGCTTTCGCGCAGCAATCCAGGGGGAGTTTGTTGCGATTGTCCACATCGCCCTTTCCTTTCGGGCCGGGCCAGTAGTGGAGCTCGACCTGGAAGCGATCCGCGATCACGTACGGCTGTGGAGTTTTTAACTTCCGGATCAGCAGGGCAAACGAGTCGCAAAAGAAAATCGATTCCGGCGTTTTGCCGTGCCCCTTCGCGTGATCCACGTAGTGATTAACCGACGGCGGGAGCAGATCCATGATGAAGTCGAGCCGGTTACTCATGTTCCAGCCGCTTTTTGAGATCGACGAGCCGGTAAAAGGTCCGCGATTCCTGGATCTCGATCCCAGCCCAGACGCCGAGAGCAAGGCCCAGAACGAAGGCGGCGACAATGTAGGCGATGTGCATTAGTGGTATAGTACACCTACGATGACGAACGTGAAGAAGAAAAGAAAATTTATTCTGCTCCAGATCCGATTCGGCTCCGGGGCCGATCACCGCCTGGTCAGACGCGCCGCGAAGCACGCGCGGCTGAGTATGAACGCCTGGCTCGTTCGGGTCGCACTGGCCGCCGCAGGCCGGGAGTTGGCTTCTGGGAAATTGACTCCTGGCGAGTGAGCTTTGAATCTCGCTGCTCCTTTGCAATCGCGGTCGCGAGCCGTTCGGCTTCGAAAAGTTCCAGCAACATCGGCGGCTTCACCGCGCCGTCAAGCGTTCCCACTACCCACAGTTGCATAACATTTCCTCCCTTTCATTCAACCTGTGATCCTGCGTGGTATCGGTTCCAATCCCGCGCCACCTGCCAGGCTGCGGCGCTTCTCGATCCGCTGCATGTCGAAGAACTCGGTTGCGTCGCTCGAATCGATTGCGTTGAGGAACTGGACTTCCACCTTGGCTGTAGCCACCAGCACCTGCGCCACGCCGATCACAGCCTTGGCGCGTTCCAGGTCCATCGGCTTATCTTCGTCCTTAAGCGACTCCATCACTTCGAACAGATGGTTGCGCAGATCGGTCATCGTGTTTTTCGGCATTCTCTCTCACCTTTCGTTTCACCCGGCCAAGCAGCATGATGGTGTCTTTCAGCTCCTCCGGGAGGTTGTGGATGGAGTTGCGCAGCATCATCTCCGCATTCGACAGCAGCTCCAGATTCTCGATCGCGCAGTTGGCGCGGTCGCCGTCTTTGAAAACTACCTTGTGCCCTGGCGGGATCGGGCCGTGGTGTTCTTCCCAGGTCCTCCAGTGCAGCAGCGGCCAGATCTCTTTCGCCCAGCCTTTGGGCTCGCCATTGATTCGCTCGGCGATTTTGACGCGGAGAAATCCTTCAGCGTCGGCGACGACAGTTCCAATCGGTTTCCACTTCTCAGCCGCGACCCCACTGCGCTCGTTCTTTTTGAATTGTGTATCAGCCATGCGCCCTGGCGCGTAACCCGGCCTGCGCAGGCCTTTATTGGCGGGTATGTTCCCTTTGGGGTACCGGTAGCGGCGGCTCGGGTGGTTGGGGTCGGCGATGCGCTCACGCGCCATTTGGGCGATCACTTCATCGCTTTTTTTGAGTCGCATCTGATGCGCTGCGCGATACAACTGGCTGAGCGTGCAGCCGAGGGAGCGCGCCAAGAGCAGACCTGGGACGGTGGGATATTCACGACGGATTTTAGCTAGCTCGCGCGCCTTCCATTCCTTCCTCGCGATCAATGGTTTCTTGCTCTTGCCGATTCCGGTTTCGATCTGTAGCCTCCGGACCGTTCGCGGTTCGGTGCAGCCGATTCTAGCGGCGATTTGATCGAGGGTCTTCCCGTCGAGTGTCATCGACACGGTGGTTTCGATTTTTTGCTTCGTCCAGGCGAATCGTTTCATTGCGTGAGTTCCTCTTGGAGCAGCTCCCGCTCGATTTCAGTGAGAGGCTTTCCTTCGACCCGCTTCTTCTTCGCGCGATCGATGTCTGAAAGTCCATCCCATCTGCCAACCCTGGCCTCGGCATCGAGAGCGGCTTTTTTGCCGTTGGTTTTGTGGAGGTATTTCTGGTCGGAAAAGTAAAAGCGGTTGATGGTTTCGCCTGCCGCTTTGTCGGTTTGAGCCATCGCCAGCAGCTTGTCTGCGGCTTTCGCTATTCCTTCGCTGGTCAGGTCGTGGGCTGAAAGGTGGCGGATTGTCTGAGCTGCTAGATCGCGGGTGCCGAAGTCTGCGGGCACGCCGAGCTTTTCAAAGAGTCTGGTCGCCGCGTCCATCTCCTCGCCGATTGCAGCCGAGGTATACACAGCTTTTCCACTCTGGTGGATATGTGGGCTTTTATCGCTGCCCGCGTCGGTAGGCGATACAGTGAGCGCGTCGGTAGGCGATGATGGTTTCCCCCATCGCTCAGCGTTGGTGCGCTCTGCGGCCAATCTCTGGGCCTCGTAGGCGGCTGCGACGTTCGTCCAGGCTTCGAAGCAAACCTCGTTCCGAAGTCGCCCGTTTTCAAGAACATCGAATTTTTTGAGGATCACTGGGCCGTGGATGGCCCAATCTTCCGGAGAGAGGCCGGCGTTTGCTGCAAGCTGGGCTGGATCCGCTGCGAGGGTGCAGTCTTCCGAATCCCATTCGCGCAGCAGTAACCAAACGTAACCCGCCCTGGCTGTGGGGTGTAGGGCTTGGACGAACGCACTGCCGGTAATGGCGTCGATGTCGATTGGAATGCGTCGTTTCCATTTCTTCCTGTTCTTCGGCAACTTTTTTTCGCTCTCTGCCCCAAGGGCGATACGAGGGGTCAGGAGAGGTGACTGCCCCTCGTATCTAACCGCGGGGAGCTACCCCCGGCTGTTGATCCACGGTCTGCGAGCGCAGGTTTTGCGGATGAAGGGTTTATAGCCGAGATGTGAACGGGGCCGCAATGGGGAAGGTGAGGCGAAGAACTGTGGAAACGGCGGAAATTTAGGTACTTACTCAACTTCTATGAAGATCTGTTTCTAAAGGGGAAGTATTTAACAGAAGTTAATTCAAATTAAATCAAATAGTATCCGACACGCTAGCGACACGGTGACCGTATCGGTTACCGATCACTCACTGATGACTGCATAGTATGGATGTACATCCATGACAATAAAAAGAAAGTGGTATTGCCTCTGTAATTTAACGTGCCCCAACGGTGTAAAACG